ACCAAGCAACACTCTGACTGGTTGAACTGGGAAGTATTACGCATTGGTCAATTAGCCAGACAGTACGCTGACGAAGGAGATTTGCTTAGGGCTGAACTTAAATTACTGCGTCACGAAAAGGTTCACAACCTTGGGCAGTTAGGTGAAGCACAAGCCGAGTTGACTGATTTAAAATCTAAGGCTGACGGATTTAAAGCCGAGGTCGAACGGCTGACCGCTTTCACTACCCGCACGATTATCCCGAACGACCACCTCAAGGCCGAGGTCGAGCGGCTGACCAAGCAGAAGGCAGTATTCATCGACAATGAAATAATGGTGAACGAAATGGAACGCCTCAAGGCCGAGGTCGAGCGGCTGACCAAGGCAGGGGATGCGATGGCCTCATGGGTCGGTGAAGATTCGCATTTCTGGTGGGGGCAACCCGAAGCATCCGTCGAAGCATGGAACGCCGCCAAGGAGGGCGAAACCAAATGAGTTCTGGATACAAACAAGGCACGACTAAGGCTGTTGTCCTTGAAGCCAATCGGCTGGGACTCACCAGAGAACAGGTGATGCAGAACACAGGCAAGACCCGCTATGCTATCCACGCTTGTGAATGGCGAAACGGAATTGAATTAAAGACAGAGTGCAAGCGAGCCGCTCACGGGTCTGTAAAAGATTTAGCAATCAAGGCTCTGGATGAAGGGCTGACATTCAAGGACGCTATGGATAAATACAAACCCAATCGCTCATCGTTCTGGCATTGCTGGACAACTATGGGAGGCAAGGTATAATGATTCACGAATTCCGCAATCCAATCCCTGTGCATACTGAAATAGGTTACGGATGGATGATGTATGTACGGGATGGTGGTACTTGGTCTAACGATATCTTTGCTATTGTGTTCGAGAAAGATGGGGTCATTCGTCATATGCGTACCGACCAGTTCAAGGTTCTACAGAACCCAACCTTTGATATAAACAATGAGCAAACTAATTAAATTCTGTGCGGTGGGAGACAACCACGGGGATATGGTGGATACAGCGGTAGCCCAAGAGTTCTACAAGTTTCTTAAATGGTTTTCCCCAGACGAGATTATTCATTTAGGAGACAACTTTGATTTTCGAAGTATCCGTAGGAATGACGGTCGAAAAGAAGAAGACGAGTCGCTGGTTTCTGATGTAAAGGCTGGCAAGGATTTCATCAGCCGTGTAGAACCTACTATTTTTTTAAACGGAAACCACGATGACCGCCTAGACCAGATTATCAATGGCTCTACAAGCGGTATGATGGTAGACTACTGCCACGACCTCAAGAACGATATACGCAGTCACCTCAAGAAACACGGGTGCAAGAAGATTTACGATTACCACGCTGATACTGGGGTACATACCCTAGGCAAAATTAAGTTCGTACACGGGTACACCTGTGGAGTTCGTGCTGTAGAGGAACACGCTATTCATTACGCAGACCCTCAAGGTGCTTTGGTTATGGGTCACCTGCACAGCATCCAGCAAATAAACGCTCGTAAGCACAACGGGGCTGTAGGCTTCTCTGGTGGCTGTCTGTGCCTCAAGACTATGGACTATAGTAAGAACCGCCTAGCGACCAGCAAATGGGGTTCTGGATGGACTTATGGGTTCATTCAAGGGAACGACTGGAAAGTCTGGCAAGCCCACAAGGTAGGTAAAAAATTCATTTACTCTATCAAAGGACTATGAACAACAAAGACCTCAAGGCTATGGAAAAACTGTTTGGTAAAACTGTGTGCGATAAACCTGCTGATGGATTCTACACACGCAGAGAGATTGAGAAAATGTGGAATCTTTCAGAGACTGTTATTTCTAAAAGACTTAACACCGCATTAAAAAATAATCTCCTTGAAGTGCGTATGTATCGAATTAAGTCTGGTTTAGTAACTCGCCCTATTCCTCATTACAAAATCAAATGACTAAACACACCAAAGACCAGAAACTTAAAGACTTCCTTAAAGACATCGATGAAGGCATCGTGGTGGCTGATGGTCTTGCTCACGCATTTGTGGGCATTACCACAACCCCAGATGGCGTGGTAGCCGTGTATTCAACCGAGCGTATCATTGCTCACTTGATGGAAGAAGACTTAATGGACTTTGATACCGCTGAGGAGTTTATGCACCTGCAAATTATCAGCAAGTACGACAGCGACAGACAGCCTATCTTTATTGATGTTGTTCCAGAGGAGTTCTGGATGGACGGAGATACCGATAAGTCTTAACCCCTGCTATCACAAGGAAGTCTCCGACTGCTACGGCAACCCCAGTCCCAGCAATCCACGGAAACCACGGGCTGTCAAATATCCACGCTGACCCTATGGCTAACCCGCCACAGGCTATCATAACAACCCCAGATATCTTTCGTGTAGTAAACGCTAGAATCAATACGCCTGCTGTTAATATTGCTCCACCTATGCAAGAGCATAGCCATAGTATTTTATCTTTGATTACCCTCTGACGCTCTTCTTCAGCCAGTTTTAGCCGTACCTTGGCTTCATTGAGTTCTGTGTCTTTTTGTTCTACCAGTCTCCAAATGCCATCTGTGTCTGCCTCTACCTTAGAGGCTTCCTCTTGGTCTTTCTTGACCGCCTTAGAGTCTTGCTCTTTGATGACCCTCTGGAACTCTTTGACTCTTTCGACTGTGGGTTTAGAGACTCCAGAAAGCCTTGTGATTTGCCCTTCGATGAGTTCCCTAGGAATCCCAACAGGAACGGAAGTAGCGACAGCAGTAAGGACAGAAGCGGATTCTGACACGATTTGCTCGACCTTTGTGATATAGATATCCTTTTCATTATTTGTAACTACGATAGGAAGTTGCTTGGGTGCTGAACTGCATCCAGTTAACGCTACTAACAGTACTGAAAGATATTTCATTTAAGGCGTTTTATAATATTCTTCCTAGCCCATTCAAAAAGTTCTGGTGCTATGCTACCAGAGATGCTACACAAAACGCTTTTATAGATAGGCAAGATATCCATACCATACAAAGCAAAGTAAACTAGAACACCGACAATACCACCAGCCAATATCTTACGAGTCCAGATTGCCAGAGAATACTCTTCATTCGTAAGTATGAGCCTAGCAAGCATACCAATTGCTCCAAGGATTGCCATAATCCATCCACCTCTCTTGAACTCGTCAACCATAGCCATAAGTGTAGGGTCATCTGGTGCTTGCATCTTTAGGTTCTGCTCTGCGAACACGCAACTTTGCCTGCTCTAGATTATTATAAATACCTTCCATTGCTTTCTGCGGGTTGTACACTTTGAACTTATCTGCTTGCACAATAATCATCCAGCCAACAGCGTTCTTCCAAAAGCCTCCGTTAAGACCTTTTTCAAGAGTCCATCCTCTCCAGCCTTCTAGTTTGCCCATAGGTTTAGATGGTGGAAGGTTTCTGAATGGGTCAGGAGCAGGTGTTCCTTGGGGTGGAGGAGGGGCTATAGAACCTCTTGGGAGTGCGGGGCTGGCAGGAGGTCTAGGGAAGGCTGGCTTGCCACTAGGAGTCACCTGAGGTAAAGCAGGCGTAGCAGGAGGTCTGGGGAAAGCAGGCACACCTGATGGTTTATAGGAGGGCATACCAGCGGGTGTTGGTGGGGCTGGGTAAGGGAACGCAGATGGAAGAGCCTTGCGAGGTTGAGCCGCTTCTAGGTAAGCACTTTCATTTTGGTCACGATTGTAATCGTCTCTGCGTTCGTATGCTTGTTCAGCCTCGATGTCCGCACCTTCTTCTTGGTCAAGTCGGTTATCACCACGCTGGCGGTCACGCTTTTCAAGAGCCTGCTCAGATTCAATATCAGCACCCTCAGCCATATCCTTGCGGACTGCGGCTTGTCCTTCTTCAATACTGGCAGACTCAAGGTCAGAGCCTTCAGCCATATCTTTATCCAAAATTCTCTTAGCAGTGTCCTTAGAGTGCTGGCTAATCTCTTTATTAAGAGGCTTCAGCGTCTTCTTGAGTTCCTTGAGGACTGTAACAGGGGTGAGGGCGGGAGTCTCAATGCCCCTGTCAACTGCCGCTACAATCTTATCGTAGGCTTCTCTGACTTCAGGCACGAGGACTTCGTCAGTAGCGTCCTGTCTTCTTACAGCCTCACGCAGAGCCTTCATCGCATCCTTGATGTCAGGGGATAGGTTAGCGGTGTCAGCGTTGTCATCAATGAACTTACCGAGAGTTCTAACGCCTTTCTTGACGCTGTCGCTTACCTTGAAGTTGCCTTCAAACTGCCTGAGGTCAGATTTAGTGTCTTCAAGCATTCCATAATCTGATGTAGCAAAGCCTTCGTCAAGTTCAATTAGTCTTCTTTTCTTTTCTTTAATTATTCTAATATCAGATTCAGTTTTATCTATTCCCCTTAATGCTTCTCTATAAAGCCTAGCCTTATCGTTATGCACAGACTCTTTAAATCCTTGAAGACGATTAGCATCACCTTTAAGTTTTGCAAGGCGTGTTTGAAGTTCAGAAGACCTAGAATCTATTCTATCAATGATAGCCTGTTTTTCATCAGACACCTTAAAATTCATACCTTCTTTAGCAAAATTAGTCCAAGTATTTTCGTTTTGTAATTTAAGATTTAAGAACTTTAATTCTTTGTGTGCTGAATTAAAATCAAGATTTCCAAGTGCAACATTAAGAGACTTTACTCTTCTTTGAAGTTCATTATTTGCTGGAAGTTCAGCGTGGGCATCTCCAAAATCTTTAAGAAGTTTCTTTACATCAATAAGATGTTGTTCAGATGTTCCTGTAGAATTTTTGTCGTTCGCAAAGTTGCTTACTGCATTTCTTCTAAATTCATCTTTGTTAAGCAGTAAATCAGATATACGACTTAATGCTAAATTAACTTTGTATTTAACTGTTTCATAACCAAAAGAATTATTATTAACATTTATTTTTTCGTAAGTACGATGAAGTATATCCCCAGCGTGTTCAATAATAGTAGACATTAATCCGCCACCAAGTTTATATTGTACTTTAACCATTGCAGATTCTGGTTTATCTCTTTGAGCATCAGCAATTGTTTCAGACCAATCGTTAACCTTGACCGCAGATTTATTTGAATCTTGTACTCTAAACTGGTCGAACTTACTAACTTGGTCTTTAGGAACTTGAATCCACGCTTTTTCGTGACCTAGGTTTTCGTAGGCTTCAAGTCTGTGTCTTCCGTTTTCAACAAATGTCTGGTCACTACCCTCACGGAACTGGACTCTAGGGGCTTCTGCTTGCTCTTGATATCTTTCTCTTTCCCAAGGTTTTTTCTCAATCCAATCTGTTGCTCTTTGTAGGCTGTTAGGCTTTTGGTTAGCAGGATTTCTAGCCGTATCATTAGGGCTTGTTCTTGCGTAATGTGCGTTAAGTTTCTTTACATCAACTTGAATTAATTCTCTTCCAGAAACCGCTGGCTGGTGTGCTTCAAGAGGAATTCCGTCAGACACCTTAAATCTAGCACCGCTAATGTCCTCACCTTTAAATAGTCTCTTCATATCGCCAATCACCTTCTTAGGGTCATAGCCTTTATCGTATGTAAGATATTTTGCTTTTGCGTAGCCCTTTGAGAAATCTGCCCTGTATTCAGTTCCAACATCTACTGTCACAGTTCTGCCTTCTGGATTTTCTTGAAGAGCCTTTAGGATTTGTTGATACTGTGCAGATGTTGGTTCTTGAATTAAGTCAACAGAGGTAATTCTGTTATCGTGGTGAAGCCTGATAGCACCCTCTTGTTGCATTTTGATAATCTTCTCGCCACCTTCAAGTTCACGGCTGACTCCTTTTTTAGCACCTGTGTATTGGCTAGCATCTGTTGTTCGCTCGTCTGAAAGCATAACAACTTCACGATGGTCAGAAGACCTTTGTCCAGAAAGCCAGTCTTGTAAACCTGCTTGTTCGTAAATTCCTTTAGCACGCTGAAGTTTAGGAACAAACATATCTTCGTGACGAATATAATCGTCAGCATTTCTTCTTCCAGAGAAATCTAACATTTTTCCGCTAGGAAGAATGTAACCTGCCTCTGAAGGTTCAGTTGTAAAACCAAACTCTTTAATGTTTGCATCAAACATTTTTTGTCCTCTATCAGACACCTTAAACTTCAACAGGTCTTTAAGACCAAGTTCAGCGGTGTTCTTTCCTGTGTTGAAGTTAGGGTCACGATGAACCATATCAGCGGCTTGCTTCATCTTCATCTCGCCAGTACCAGAACCAGTCGGGACTTCATAGGTGTAAGCAGGCTGTTCTAAGAACAGAAGATTGCCGCTAGCATCTTTTTGTTGGAAGCCGTGAAGAGGGTGTTTCTTTGGGTAACCCTTTTGAACAGTAATCCTATTTCCGATGTCTATGCCTTCCTTGCTTCCAGCGGCATCCGTAGCAAGCATAGGTTCTTCAAATCTAAGAATCTTAACTGGAGTTCCATCTTTATATCGGATGTCCTTAGGGTAACTAGGATGTCCTCCGTTAGCCCATTCAATTTCTTTTCCTGTCTTGAACTCAAGAGCCAAGAACATATGACCATTCTTTACAAGATTGCCAGATTTGTCAAAGTTTGTTGGGTCAGTAATAGAAAGACCAAGTGCTTTCTTAATGCCCTCGTTTGATTTCATAGATTCAGTTGTACCAAAGTATTTCTGAATGCCGTCTTTGTTGGCTTGCCAAGAGTCAGAAGACTTCAGTCCTTTTACAATAGCATCTACAAACGCTGTTCTTTGGTTAAAGGATGAAGCCTTAGATTTTGCAGTAGGGGTTATTTTGTCTGGCAATGGGCGAGCAAATATAGCATTAATAGACTGAAGCATTTCAGCCGTAGTCATTCCTTCTGTTATTCCAAGATTAGGAAACGCCTTGTCTTGAGAAATCTTTAGAAGAGTTCCACGAACATCTTTTTCAGAGAGCATTCCCTTAGCCATCAATTGAGTAAGGTGAGCGTTAGACGCACGAACACCAACAGTAGAAGAAAGCAATTTGTCGGGGTTAGCCCCAAGGATTGTTGCGTAGTAATGTTCTTCTCCAGCAAGTTTAGCCTTCTGGTGAACGCTTGCAAGCACCTTGATTATTGCGTTAACGCCTTTTAGTGTAGACGCAATGGCTGTGTGTCCAAAACCAAGAGCCTCAGACCTAACTGAGTGCATACCGCCACCAAAGGATTCAGCACCCTCAATAGCCTGACCAGACTTCTTGTCAGCAAGGCTAAGAACTCCAGCAGAGTCGTAGGCAAGAACGGCAACGCTCTTACCAGCAAGGCGAGTAATGGGAACGCCTTCTTCGTATCTACCAGCCTTCTTAGCCGCCTCAATTTTTGCAGAAGGAATAACTCTTTCAAATGCCGCTTCCTTGAGGGCATCCTGAGGGGACATTTTATTAGTATCATCACCCTTAAAGGAAAGACCTAAATCAGACCCAATACGAACTCCCTTGCCACGAGGCATAGACTCCTGAATAGGGTATCTGATAGAACCTTGGTCACTATCAGCGGAAACAGAACCAATCTGCTCAGATTTTCTAGTGACTCTTTCCATACCAATGTGTGTGTCAATGATAGCCGTGTTCTCCTTGACCTTGTTAGCCATCACAATGAACACAGTATCAGCACTACCACCATCGTAGACATTCTTGATAACGATGCCATCGTGACTGCCTGTTCTGGCTTGTTTAAAAATTCTGTCGTATTTAGCACCATCAAAGCATTGGAATCCGTAATCAATGACCAGAGGATTGTCGAACCTAACTGCGGCTCTGACCTGACGATATCCAAATTCGCCCTCTTTAGGTTCAGCATAACCAAACGATGTCTTTGTTTCACCTGACAGAAACACGCCAATTCTGTCGTTGGGGTTCATATGGCGAGAGCCAAGTTTATTAATGTCAAACTCTTTGGAGGTCAGCAGTTCATTAGCATCAGTTCCGTGAGTAGCAACAGTTGTAATAGGTTTACCAGTTTGGAACTGAGAGTCGTACTGGTCACCAAAAAACACCTTAGCCATATTATCATAGCCCGTAGAAGTGCGTCTATGAGTATTGATGTAATCAAGAACAACTTGCCCATTACGCTGACCATTTCTTGTAGCCCTAGTGTAAGCAAGTTTGATGTCGTTGAACCGCTGGAGGTGAGCAGAAATGTTCATCAGTTCCTGTCTCATAATTGCCTTCTTAATGCCTGTTTCTTTAGTGGAATAGAACGCATCCTCAAGTTGGCTCTTCAGTTGTTCAATCTTGCTGACACGAGCCATAACTTGCTCAGTAGCCTGCAAAGCAACCTCATTGTCAGCCTGACGGAGTTTGATAAAGTTGTCGCTGTAGAACTCTTCACGAGTCTGACGGATTAGTTCTGTGCCGTGTGTGAAAGCCTTACCAGCATCAGTCTCAAAGATGTCTCCAAGTTCCCTGCCCTTAGCAATTGTCTCTTCATCCCAGACCTTAAATGTCTGCTGTTGTTTCTGTTGGTCTGCGATTACTCGCTCGATACGCTTCTCAGTCTCGACACGCTCATCCGCATAAGCCTTCTCCATCGCCTTGCCTGCGAGGTCTTTGTCCTTGAATGCACCTAGCATCTTGCCGTCCGCATCATATAAATGAGCCGCACCTTGTTTATCTGCAATAATCTTGTACTTGGAAGCGTGGGTAAACACATCGCCCTGAGGGGTAGCCTCGTGTTCCATATCAGACACCTTGTAGTTTCTGCTGAGGTCGCTATGAGCGTTATCTAGATTAAAATCGTATCTGATAGGTAAATCGCTTTTAATAGGAGACATCAAATCCATTCGTGAGTTAAAGACTGTAGAAGTTTTTCCTCTTGGAATCTCAGCAATAGGTGTATTAAAATACTTTTCGCTTTGACGCTTAGCCATACCAAGGAACTGGTGCATTATATTTCTACGCTCTGCACCAAAACCATCACCACGAGCAAGAGAAGGAAGCAACGAGGACTCCACACGAGATAAATCCGTACTAGCCTTACTAGCGTTGCTGAGGTACTCAAAGAATGATTTGTCGAACTCGTTTCTATCACCCTGCCACAAATCTCTTGTTTCAGGCTTAGCCCATTGTTCATTACCTCTAGCGTCAATTAGGTTCTTATCAAGTCCCTTCATTGTGAGTGACATAGTTCCATCTTTCTTTACTTTAATTTCATAACCAACAACAATTGTATTTCTAGAAGTAATAGGAACATCAGCACCATATACTCGTCTAGAATTTGGTCCAACTTCTAATTCCATTGAATCACCTTTATAGAGATACGAGATGACATTAGAACCATTGCCAGAAGTAATCTCTTGAATATTTTTAATGCGTTCAGCAAGCAAATCGGAGATATGACCTTCTTTAACTAAATGAGCCAGCATAGTGTCGCTGAATTTTGTTCCTACTGTGCTATTTGCGACAAAACTTCCTTCGACATCTTTCAGTCCAGCAACTTCTTTAGGGTCTAATTTAGACAGCGAATCGTGGACAGCCTTACCAACAGCAAGTCGCTCTGCCTTAACTTGGTCTTCAGTAAGGTTGCGTCTTCTTCCATCTTTATCAAAATAATGTCTGAAGCCGTCCATACCACTACTGTTAAGAAAAGCAGTACGAGCCTCAGGACTGAGTGTTCTAACATCAAATGAGTTTCCGCTATTTTTGCTTTTACCAGCAACAGAACGCAAGAGGTCTTGCACCATATAATCAATAGACGAACTTCTCTGGGCTAGCGTACGCTTTCCATTATTTGGACCAAACGACTTATCGAAAGTCTTGTCTCCAGTAAAGTCACCAAATGTAGGATTCTGTCTGGTGACATTTTTTTGCCAGAAATCTAAGAATCCATTATGAAGCCTGTCCATAACTCCACGCATACCCGTGTACTCTGCTCCGTGGAACAGGTAATCAACAGGTTTACCTTTCATAAATTGAGTGGCGTAATGAGCACCAAATTCTTCAACTAAATCATTAAGAGACTTAGCGGAATCAGGATTCATCTTAGCCGTACTTCCAGCCTTTTGATACTCAGCAAGGTGTGCGTCAAATTCAGCCACAAGAGCCTTGTGCTGGTCTGGTGTAATTTGTTCATTGGTTTTAGGGTCTACCTTGAACTTGAGTTCTCTTGTTACGAATGCCTTGAATTCCTTAGGGTCAATCTCAGAGTTCTTAATTTTAATTCCGTTAGCATCGAACTTGC